CCCCTTCATCTGCACCTGCACCTGCACCTGCACCTGCACCTGCACCTGCACCTGCACCTGCACCTGCACCTGCACCTGCACCTGCACCTGCTTTTACTATGACAGAATTGGCTAATGGTTTAACTCGTGAGCAATATCATAAAGCTGGGTGGACTGATGAAATGCTCATAAATGTCAAATACATGAATGCTCCAAAGCATGAAGGCATCTTAAGTTAATTTAAGGTCGAATCATCATCACAAGGATTTGTAAAATGGCTGACATTATTTATGATATAGAATGCTATCCAAATATTTGGACTTTAATGGCGTCTCCTTGTGATGATGACAACATGCATTATCTATTTGAAATCTCACCACGGGCAAATGATATTCATCGACTATTTGAATTTATAAGGTGGTGCAAATTCAACATGCATAGAATGGTTGGGTTTAATAATGTCGGTTATGATTATCCATTACTGCATTGGATGTTAAATGTTGATCCTAACAGATTTTCTCAATCTCAATTGAACGAAATTATTTATGATAAATCAAACAGTATAATAACTACGCCATGGGAGAATCGTTTTTCAAATGTGATCTATGCTAACAAACAAATTGTTCCGCAAGTAGATTTATTTAAAATTCATCATTTTGATAATACAAATAGACGAACCAGTTTGAAGCTATTAGAAATAAATATGCGACTTAGGTCTGTTCAAGATTTACCATTTCCACCAGGAACAGTATTAGACTTAGAACAAATGCAAGTTCTCGTTAATTACAATAAACATGATATTTATGCGACAAAAATGTTTTATTATAAATCTTTAGATAAGATAAATTTTAGAGATGGGCTAACGAAAAAATATAATCGAGATTTTACCAATCATAATGATACTAAGATTGGTAAAGATTTTTTAGTAATGGAGTTAGAAAAACGTCTTGGTCCAAATTGTTGTTATACCAAACCTGCGTTTAAACCTCGAAAAACAAACCAAACAATCTACGATAAACTTAAATTAGGTGAATTAATCTTTCCAATAATTAAATTCAGAACAAAACAATTTAATGAAATTCTGGATTTCTTTAAAAGAACGGAGACAGCCGAAACTAAAGGCGCATTCGAAAAACTTTCATGTACTTTTCCCAGTGGTTTAGAATGTGTATTTGGTATGGGAGGAATCCATGCATTTAATAAACCAATGCATGCACAAAGTTGCAAAGAATATGCAATCATTGATCTAGATGCCAAGAGTTATTACCCTAGCTTAGGAATTGTAAATCGTTTATTTCCTGCGCATCTTTCTGAAGTTTTTTGTGATATTATGTCAGAATTAAAAATCCAACGAGAACAATATGAGAAAGGAACATCTGAAAATAAAATGCTTAAATTAAGTTTAACCGGTTCATGGGGTTCGACTAACGACTCGTGGAGTCCATTTTACGATAAAAAATACGCAATGCAGATCACTATCAATGGTCAGTTGCTTCTTTGTATGTTGGCCGAAATGATCATGTTGATACCTGATACAATGATACTACAAATGAATACTGATGGTTTAACCGTCAAAATACCGAGAACACTTGAACCCATGTTAAAAGGGTATAAAAAAGAGTGGGAAAAGCTCACAGGTTTAATTTTGGAATCGCAATATTATAGTGATATGTATTTAAAGAATGTCAATGGTTATTTAGCTGTAGATGTTTTGGGCAATATTAAAAGGAAGAAGGATTATAACTATATTCGTGATTGGCATCAGAATCATTCAAAACTAGTCGTGCCTAAAGCTGCTGAAGCGCATTTAATAAGAGGTGTTGACATTGAGACATTTTTATTAAATCATAAAGATGATTTTGATTTTTGTTTAAGTATAAGAATGACAAAACCTTGGATACTTAGATGGGGAGATATTCAAGTACAAGGAACAAGTCGTTATTATATTTCAAAAACAGGTAAATCACTTGTCAGAACCGGTCCAGAATTATCGCGAATAACCAGAAAAAAACAAGAAATTTTAAAGAGTGAGATTGAACAAGGTAGGAATGGGGAAGGATTATTTAAATTGACAAAATCAGGTGATCCCCAACCATTAACACCAGTTCCAAGAAAAATAAGATCGAATGTTAACTGGAAGACAACAATTTGTAATGACGGTGTAATCGATAGATCGAATATTGATTATGATTTCTATATTGCAGAAGTTAGAAAATTAACTGACGGTGTAAAATAATGCCGTTAACATGTGGTTGTGATATGGATTCACCAGAACCAGGGCAAATATATTTTGATGATGGCCCTTCAGATTTTTCAGTCCTCAATACAATACGAAGTCGAAAATGTTGTAATTGTGACATCAAGATCAAACCCGGTGTTATTGTAACAGAACATGTGCGGTATAAGGTGCCAAAATCCGATGTGGAAATTGCTATTTATGGTGAAGATGGTGAAATAGCCTGTGCATCTAAATTTTTATGTGAAAATTGTTCAGATATGTATTTTAATCTCAAAGATCGTGGGTATGATTGCATCGGGCCTTGGGAAGTAACCGAATGCCTTAATGACTATATTGATATAACATATACAAGGAGAGGGTAATATAAAATGAATATAGACGAATTGAGTCAAATACTTAGTCATGATGCGCAGATTAAATATGGTGTAGATCTAGGAAAATATGTAAGATTGAAATGATATGTTTAAATATTTGTATATGGGTGTATATTTTATGTTTCATGTGTATTTATTTGTGTGGTTAATATTAAAACTTATCTAGGGGTGTTTATGAGTAAAAAATTTGAAACGATATTCCATACTGATGATTCAGTAGGTTCTTCCATATCTCTTGTTGAGTTGGAAGGTGATACAAAGTTTTGGGCATGGGCAGTTTATTTAAATCGTCTTGATTTGTGTATAAAAGGTAAGAAAACAGAGTATTATTTTAAAACTCGTGAAAATGCCATGAATTTTTTTAAGGAGGTGAAGCACAAGGCTCTTCTTTCCAATGTAAAATAGAAGCAAAGAGTGGAGTTAGGTGTACTACAGATTAAATTATCTAAGGGTTAAAATTATGCAAACATATCTTCAAGTTCATAAGACATGTCAACAAAATTTAGTTGGATGTGGAATAGATGTTTATGTTGCGACAATGTCAAATCCAGATGAACTTTATTTTGGTAAGTATAAAGATAGGAGTTTGGAAACTTTTAAAGGTAGAAAAGGATATTGGATTGTATGGGATGATGGGGAAATGAATGCAGCTAGGTTGGTAATAGATGAGAATGGGAAACCTGCTGGTTTCATTCCTAGAATGTTTTCTGATGGATCCGTTTATGGATATATTAAAAATGAGGGTATATAATATGAATGAGAGATTCGGAATGATAACGTTAAAAGATTCCCCTGCACAAGATAGGGGAGGTTGTGATCAATGTAGATGGGCAGGTGATATTAGTAGTTGCCAAATAAAACGAGAAGGTAGTTTGGAAGAAGGTTATTATGATGTGTATTTATGTCCTGTATGCTTAGATACTTCCCTTACTGATTATTGGTATTCCAATGAAGAGATTTTGTTTTGGTAAATTCAAGGGTATTGGACTGTATTGCAAGATGGGAAAATAAGTTCCACTAAATTAGTAATAAATGAAATGGGGTTTGTAATAGGAATGATAGAATTAAAATACTTACCTGGATTTGATAAAGGTGATTGTGATCAATGTGGATGGGTAGGGGAACTTAATAGTTGTCGAATGGAACAAGAAGGTGATTTTGAAAAAGATTCTCATAATTTTTATAATGTGTATAAATGTCCATCATGTTTAGCGGCTCTTAGTAATTATTGGTATTCTAATAAAGAGGATATATGATATGAACATCAAGAATCTTGAAAAACAAGCTATAGTTATTAATGAGAATATAGGTATAATTAAAAAATTCCTATTAAGTGAATTATATTTGATAGAAAAAATAATAATAATGATAGCTGTAGCAATGATAATAATGATACTAGGTTTTGTCTCAGAAAATCAAGAATCATTTGTAATATTGTTGTCATTATCATTATTCAGTTCATTATATTATTTTTCGTTGAAAGCAAGTCACCGGAAATGTGCTAATACTATTCGAAAATGTGACAGTTTACTATACGACATCATGATATATATAACTGTTGAATTGCATAATAATGAAGTTGAAATATTGTCAGAGGAAAGATTAGTTGAATTTCAAGATCGGGTAGATGAATTGCAATGGGGTGTTAAATAATGGATATTCAAACATTTAAAAACAAAGTTAAAGACATTAGTAAGGATATAAACGCAAATCGACAATTAATGTTAATTAGAGTGCATCAACAAGTTAAAATACTTGAAAAGCAGGAATCTTTGTTAAGTGATCTTGATAATTTCGCGACAATTTTATTGATTTTCGAAAGTGAAGATGTATCAATACTGGAAAAACAATTGCTAAATCTCCAAGCACGTGCTGACAATATACATGACTTAGTAATAAAGGATAATGAATAATGAACATTAAGACTGGGGATGAGATATTTTTAACGGAATGGGTATACATAGGTTTTTCTCAAAGGTTGTCTTGGAAAAAAGCAGTTGTAACTAGAATAACGAAAACATTAATTTTTGTTGAGGATATTAAATTTCGAAAATGTAGTCTGGGAGTAGATTTATTTGAAATAAATGATGAGACTTTGTGCAGAGCAACAGAAGATAACAGCCTTTTAAGGCGTAAAGAACTCCAAATTAAATTTAGTGTTTATAAATGGCAACATATCGAGTTAGAAACACTTGAAGACATTAACAATATTTTACTATTGGCAGAAATCACAACAAGGAACAATAAATGAATCATCAAGATGATGGGTCCAAAATTGTTCAAGAGCACAAATTCAATTTCATTTGTCGCATTGAGTTGGAACTTAGGTCTGATGGTTCGATCCTTAAAGAAGAACCATGTGGAGGAAATACACAGGTTATGCATAGATATGGTAAAGGGCCATTTTCAAGATTCAAAATTCCTACTGATATTCGTGATGAAGGCGTGCATATATTAATGAGCAATAACACCATCAAATATATAGGCGGAAGTACAAATTTTGCACGGAGTTATAACTCTGGATTTGGGAGAATAGCTATTAGATCAGCCCCGTTCATAGGTGGTAACGAAACGTATTGCCGAATCAATACATTAACATTAAATCAGATAGAATCGGGTTCAATTGTTGAGTTATGGTTTAAAAAAACCGCACAGTATCACAGGGTGAAATCTCGATTAATTCACAGGCTAAATCCTGGATGGAATCGTTAAGTATGTGCAATCCCCCATACTGTAAACCTTCCAGATGTTATATTGCCGCTACTGAATAATACTTGAACTCTATCTAGTGTAATCGCAGCCAATCTTATTCCTCGAAAAGGTCCACCATGGTAAGCGGCACTAGCATTTTTATGGATAAAATCCCCTGTTATGGTTGGACCTTCTGAATCTGAGGGGATTATATCCCCTGTACCACCTATTCCGTCAGCTGTAGTTACATTTAATGCAATTCCTATGTTTGAGGTGCCTGCATTTACCGAAGCTGCATATGCAGCTGAGGCTACTGTTACATTTGTGCTATGGTATGCGTAATCGGTGGCCCCACTGTCAATTCCTCCAGCATCGCCAACTCTCATCTGAAATGAAACATTATTTGATGAGGGTATCATTTTGACCCATGCAAAAGCAAACCTATCGTATATAGTAGTATCAAGACCTGTTATTGTAAGTGAAGGGCTAGCAGAAGCTACCTTTGAATCTATTACTACCCATGAACCTTTAGCGCCATCAGCTTTGTTGATCGTACCAACGACAACATTTGCAGCAACTGATTGAAAATCGATAATGTCACCGGGAGCAGTAGTAAAATTGCTACCCCCATTATTCAAAGTTATACCCGCTCCTACTGTGATAGCTAATACACCGTCAAATTGAAGTTGAAAACGTCTATTTGTAGCAACGGTTATAGTTGCAAAACCCGTCGTTCCGGTCACATTGAAATAGTCACCATCAATACCTAAGATTAGAGGTGACGCTGAGGCCAGATCCCCACCTTTTGTTGAACCCACATAATTGTCGTTAGGATCGAGGAAGCCACCAAGCTGTGGTGATGTGTCATCGACAAGATTAATGGCCACAGGGGTGCCATTTGCCCTAGTGATGGCAACAATTCGAACAGTATTCGCAGCTGTAGAAAAACATTGGAATTGATCACCCGGACTGGTTGTGAAATTTGCACCACCTGGAATCACAATTGATGCACCATGGGTAACAACTAGTGCCCCATCGAATTGCAAAATGAAAAACCTATTTGCAGCAACTGTCATAACTGCAAACCCAGTCGTACCAGTCACATCAAAATAGTCACCATCAATACCTAAGACAAGAGGTGACGCTGAGGCCAGATCCCCACCTTTGTCCATACCGATAAAATTATCATTAGGATCCAGAAATCCTCCGAGTTGGGGTGATGTATCATCAACAACGGCAGTTAGAGTACCGGGTGGTCCTTGCGGTCCTACATCACCTTTCAGTGTATTTCCACCTGTGGTAGATCCATCACCAACAAAAGCCTCATCTAAATCTTCATCATAAATATGTTCACCTTCTATCGGTGTATATCCAGTACGTTCTGCTGTAGTCACTAAAGGAATTGTATATAGTGCCATGTTAAAATCTCCTCCCACCAATAAAAGATGCTGTTCCAGTAAAACGTCTACCTAAATTCATAACGGTTCCAGATCCTGCGGAACCAACTAATCCTGTCACTGCAGTACGATCTAAACCAGTTTGTATAGCGTCTGCTGAAGCTTCAGCAGCACTTATTGCCGCTTCAGCTGCGCTAGCTTCAGCATCAGCGGCAAATGATTCTGATACTGTGACATTCTTACTTGTGATAATAACGACGTTATCCGAGATCCCAGAAGGGGGAGGTGTCGTGAATGTTACAGTATCGACAAGTAAAGACCATAAACTGGGAGAGTTGTATACGCCATCTACAAAAATTTGCAGGTTGTCGTCTCCAGATGGTATTTCAGAAAGTGTAAAGTTTGTTTCGATACCATCACCAGCAAATGTATCAACTATGCTATCTGCTGTTGCTACAGCTAAGGGTTGCCAATTTGCAGTAGTAAAGCTACTCCCAGTTGTAAATGGTACTGGGACTTTTGCAACATAAAAATCTCCAGTTCCTGCCGGGAACCTATAAACCTGTATATTGCTAGTTACACTAGTGATGGCAGTCCAATCAATAGCTGGGATTTGAAAACCAAGTTTTGATAATTGTCCTTGGACTGTGTTTATTGTGCTACCAAGACGTGTTGTGGCTTCATCGATAGGAGCACCAGAGACTTCTCCTTCAATTCGACTGTTTGCAATTTCAGCAAGAGTAATTGCATCAGTTTGAGCATTGTCAAGATCTTGAACCGTAAGAGCCATTATTTAACCCTAGTTTGTTGGATTTTGTGGTGGTGTACCGATGTTTTCTTTTTTAGACTCATTCCAGAAATATACTGAAAACATAGATATGAGAGCTACAATGTTACAAGGTATACCCATTATCATCAATGTTATCATTAGTAGCACAAAGATGGACTTGTTCAACATAACTACTCTTAAAAATATTTATAAATCAAAAAGAAAATATAAGCTAGATGAGCTAATGAAATCAAAAAGATCCCTGACAAAGTTTTATTAGAATCAAGAAAATCCTTCACTAAATCCAGTCGAATGCGCACGTGTTAAAGGGTCCAATATATCGAATGTATAGTACCGATCATCATAATTGACACCTGTTACCCTGACATACTGTTTTTCAGTCGGATCTATTGTCAGCGGTAAGATTCTTTGCCCGTTAAGCCTTGCTTCAGGACCGAATGAAAATTCTGTCTTCAAAGCACTATTTGCAGTATATATAGTTTCTTCTGGAACTTCAAGCAGAACAACGTGTGTATTATCTACACCTGCAATAACTGGGATTGACTGTATATCTCCGTCACGTTTTTTTAAAATGATAAAATGATCATCACCTTGAATGAATTCAACTGCTTGTGATAATTCAATTTCTAAGCCATCAACAGATCTTATGTAGCCATCGAAAGTAGCTACACGAGTACCTTTTACTACTGAAATCATCCTAGATGGGCGTATAAATCTCCCTTCTGCTGTCACAGTAAAATCAACAGCTATCCTGCCGTATCGAAGCCTTTGAAATTCACGCCAAGTACGCCATTGTGCTTGTCTAAAATTAGCAATACCAGGAATTTCATATATTTTAGGGTTAGTTGCGCTACGGTCAGCAGGAAAAAAAATCAATTCTTGTGTATTTGTCTCTCGATTTTGCCATTTGAAAACAACCCCATCATTTTCTGTTGAATTATTAAATCTTCGTGACCATATTTCAACACCGGGTTTTTTAGATCTGTGAGTGAAAACCATTTCCGGCCCAAGTTGTGGCTGTTCAAATTCAACAAATAAAACTTTTGCTACGCGATAAGGTACAGAGAACACAGCGTTTGTGATAGTATAAAATATTTCTTGTGGGGTGATCCGAGTGCTATCAAATGTATAATTAAATTCTCCCGCTTGTGCCTCACCAAAATATGTTTCTATATCTTCTTGAGTTTGCAACAGCTGATCTAAATCCAGTTCTGATACATCTCGACCGCCTATTTTTGGATCGAGTGCCATTCTAATTAACGTCTGCATGGCTTGGGTGTTAGACGTAAGAGTTCCGGCAAATTCACCACTACCGATATATTTATCGACTTTTTCTGTAGCTAAACAAGATAAGACAGGGACTGTAATTGATGCGCTTTGCTCATTTCTTATTCTCCGGGTATGAATAGTCGTAACATCACCAAAATCAGTTAGTGAAACATCTTGTGAGCCATATAGATCTCTCCATTGAATTTCATCGACCACAGTCCCTTCAAATTCAAAATCTTTCAACGTATCTCGTTTAACTCTAACTCTCACATATGATCTTGAACCCATCTCGATTTCAACAGTTGTTCCTTTTTGATCTGTATCATTACCAGATACAGCACCTGAAATTGATGATATTGATCCAACGGGGTCTCTATCATCATTAAGAAATTGCCATTGAGTAGTAAAATCAACAATAGCTGAAGATTTTACTACACCATCATCTTTAAACATCCCTCTAGGGGCAATTGTGTTAACCCAAAAACGATCAACTTTTAAAGTTGAAAATGAGAACCAACTTGTAAAACCTCCGGCGGGTGTTTCGTTGCTTGCCCTGAGTATTAAACCTCCAACTTCAACAGAACGACGAACTGTAGATATTAAATCATTGATTACTGGACCTATCTGTATTTCTGGGGAATCCCCACTATTCGGACTAGTGAATGGCCCATAAACAGCAGCACTAGCATCTGTTATATCAGATACCAATGTATCACCATCTTTAATTTCTTCGATTACTAATTCTTTTCGTCCGACGCAATAATAGGCAATTTCTTCTTCTACATTATTAAGAAATTTACGATAATTTCCCATAATAATATCAGGTATAGAATTTACTTGGCCACCAATATCAGGAATGCGTTCATTAATCCTTACAAAATTTGATCTATTAGTAAGTGCATTATTAGGTGATTCTTGCTGTCTATTTACATTCTTAAGAGCTACTGGCTTGGGAATATTCGGATTGCCTATTCCACCGGGTGTATCAGGCAATGATGAAATTACTACAACGGCTGATACTATTGCTACTACAGCACTGATTATTAATAACGCTGTTGCACTAATACCGGGAGTTTCAACGACAGAGAATTTCCCCTCATGAGCTAAAATCTTAACAAAATTATTTGTAATATCGTTATCAGATGATGGGTTAAATCCTTCATGTACACTGAAAGGTGTTTTCCTTGCTCTAAATTGTTTTAAACAAAAGTGAGCGGGACTTTTATCTTGAAATTCTTCTACTCTCCCATCAAGATAATAATATTTTATATTTACCGCCAAAATTCAATACTCCGTCTATTTTTGATAGCATTTCTTAATGGTTCGAGTATAACTTGCCCTACTGCATTACAACAATGCGAGATATATTTATTATAATATATCCCAGCATGATGAAAATCTGTTCCAGCCATTGATCTAACAAAAATAATAATATCATAATTCTGTGGGTTAGTTACTAAGGTCAGTCCATGTTCATTTCCACTTCGCACTTCATTAAAATTTGAGGCTATAATTTCACTTGCCATTGATGCAACAGTATACATTTTTGTTTTTATACCTGCATCTCTTCTAACACAAACTATATGTTGCCAACAATTATATTTCATAAACCCATATCGTTTGCCAGTATAAGAATTTATATCAATCAAAATGCTCTCAACATAGGAAAATCTGTAAAATTGTAAGTTTCCCCTGTTTCCCTACTATTCAATCGTGGTATTCCAGATCGGATGGTGAAAATGCCCTTGCTTTGTGCAATCGATTCAAGATCATAAACAAACGGACCTTCTGCAATTTCGTTGAGATTTGTAGAAATATATATTCTGTATGTAATTGTAGGGTTAGTTTGATCTCCTACATCAATCCTATCCATCTCATCATCTAAAACATTTTCAATATCTGGTAAATTAAAACTTGCTAGTTGATCTAAATCATCTAATATTTTTGTATTATCACTCGCAAAGTTGATCGGTGTATAAGTTTGAGGAATATTATTCTCATCCCTTGCAATCAGTTCTTTAGTATCACGAACGAATCTAAACACTTGTGATAACGCTGGATGTTCTATTGTAATGGTTTCAAAGACTCGCTCTTCTTCAGGTTGTGAATTTAAGAAAACTTTATAGTCTTCTAAAATAGTCATTTAACTGGACCAACATGATAGTCATGCTCTCCACAATCACAAGAAATTTCAATTCCTACTTCACAGTTAAAAAATGGACCTGGATAATCTGGAAATTTATTGCATGGGGCAAAATCATCATTAAGCAGACAACCACAATCTTGGATAGGATTATATAATCCGTCCACATTATTAGCTACTAATTGCCTTATAATCATTTTAAGTACATTCATGTTTCACCGTAATTATTTTAATACCAAAAAATCAACATTAACAAGTTTAGCCAACCTATCGATAACAGGCTGAAGATTTTCACCATAAACTTCGATTAATGGCCACAAAGAACCTCCAAACGGGTTATCTTGTGACGGTGTTGTTTCTACTACCAACGTACACGTTACACGCCAATTGATTCCCTCCCTTGTAGTTACATTGATAGTCCCAGGTTTAAACAACGCTTGATGGTTCTGTAATCCATCAGTATCAGTTTCAAGAGGGATATTAAAACTGTTTGCCCCATGATTTATTGTGAAATCATACCAATCAAAGAATGCAGCTTTCTCGATATTTGTAAAAGCAAATATAACATTTATTTCGACAGCTTCCAAAGAATAATCTAATACTGTTCTGAAAATACCCCCCGCAACAGGTGTACGAACTATATTTGTGCCTCGATTAAATCTATACCCTTGTGCGAGAGGTATAATAAAACTAGGTATTGACGAATCACCCACTAAAATTGCCTTGACGTTGTAGTATTACGATTTAACGATTTTGAAACCCTAGAGTTGGGATTTTCTATATCTGAAGAAACTGTATTTCTTATGAGAATGATGATTCTTTGCTCCTCATCAATATTTACATCTGGTTGTGCTATCTCCTCAGAAGTTTGATTTATTATGATAATTTCTGGTGCAGAAGGTTTATCACCTGCTATTTTTTTTGTTTCTTGCGCACTAGCGATCCTACCACCAGCTCCAAACTCCACTAGTTCTGGACCCTGCTCCCCAACGAGCAACTGTTGCCCAGCCTGAAACTGTCCTCCCTGCTGTCTTGTAGATGGTGGGGAGGCTGATGCTATAGTAGCAAATTGGGCGGCTCCAGCAGCAGCGGCTGCTGCCGCTAAAAAGAAACTAAGTGGTGGAGCAGCAGCAGATAAGGCTTTGGATACTGCAGATGCAGTCTCGACAACTGCATTGGCCAATGCTGCAGCTTGGCCAATCCTGAAAAGTTCTTTGTTACTAGATTGTATTAAACCAGAAATTGCACTGAGAGATTCTCTAACCACTTGCTCTTTAGTTTCAGCACTAGCTGCATCAATTACAGCGTTAGCTACAGCTGTAACCTGATTAATCGCAATAATCTTTTTGTTACTAGATTGCACTAAACCAGAAATTCTACTAAAAGATGCCTTAAGCTCTTTCTCTTTAGTTTCTCGTGATTTTCTATCTAATTCCGCTTCTGCAGCATCTGCATTTTTATCAATTTCTATTTTCGCTGCTCTAAAATCACTAAGTGAAATCAATTCTTTCTCTAGATCCACCTCCAAAGATTCTAATCGATCCGTTCGTATTCTCTCAATTGCCTCACGTTCAGTCTCATTTAACGCCAATATTAATTCTAATCTTCTTCGTGCAAATCCACGTTCAAGAGCTAATTCTTTTTCTTTCTGTTCTTGTTCCCTCATTTGTTTAGCAGCAAAACGTTCTAATTCATTTAGCACCTTTTGTTCTTCAGCTTCTCGTTTAGCTTCTATTTTATCTTGTTCTGTTTTGCGAATCTTTTCAACTTCTTCAGCTCTGCGTGCTACTCCTCTTGCTGCTCTTTCTTCTTCTTTTCTTTCTTGTTCTCTAACTGCTGTAAGCCGAATTATAGCTCCTTGCAACCCAAACATTTTAAGAGTTAATTCGTCGATTTCTTCTGCGTTGTTAGAGAAAAAATCTTCTTCACTTTGCTTCTGTAACAACGCTATCTTAGCATTTACTGATGCAAGACTTGTATTTGCCTCTTCGAGTGTCCCTACAAAATCAGCAGTGCCAAATATAAACTCCGCTAAAACACCTTTAGTCTTGGTGAATATATTAGTGACAGTAACTTCTATTTCTGACAATTGTTTATTTGCAATCCGTAATGCTTCTACTTCACTTTCGGTTAGTAATAATCCCTTTTCCTCAATCGCTAATGAAATTTCTTTAAGAGCTTGACCATTATCATTTAACAATGGTACTAAAAGTGTTGCATCATTTGCCAAAGCTTCCAATATGAACGTGGTTTCTTGTCCATTAGCTCCAATCGTTTCCAATCCCTCAGCAACTAATAACAAAATACCTTCAGGACCAAGTTTTGTCAACTCCTCCCTAGTCTTACCCAAGGGTTTTATTACTTTCTCAAAAATAGTTTTAAATTCACCACCACCCGTTAAAACAAAATCACCAACTTTATCATTGACATCTTTTAAAATGTCAGCAGTTTTATCCATGTCAATATTTAATGTTTTAAATGCTGACGATATTCTTTGAAATTCTGGCACAGATGTATTTGATAGATCAGCAAGCCTTACTAATTCTGACCTGAATGACCCAGCATTTGTAAGTAATGCAAGTAATCCAGCAGCAGCAAGACCAAAAGCTGTACCAAGACTAGGGAGGAAACTAATAAGATTCGACGTTGCACCACTCAACCCTCGCATTGAGCTACTTAATCGTTGCGATCCTGTTTCTAATTGACCAACAGCAGTATTAGTCTGATTAGCTTGATTTTCAAGGTTTCTGAATTGATCACTTGTAGAACTAATCCCACTCGGTCGTAATTGTATTGTTTCTAATTGACCAACAGCAATCTCAGTCTGATTAGCTTGATTTTCAAGGTTTCTGAATTGATCACTTGTAGAACTAATCCCACTCGGTCGTAACTGTATTGTTTCTAATTGACCAACAGCAATCTCAGTCTGATTAGCTTGATTTTCAAGATCTTCTAAATCATTAGTTGCAGAATCAACCCCTTGTGACTGTACTTGAAGTGTTAATGATGCTGTTGCCATATTTAAGATTCCAATAAATATTATCTATTTGAATTATTATTTCAACTTCCCACGGTTCAAGATTGATCTGCATGATCTTTTGAAAATAAAATAATTCTTGATATGTAATTACCCCATCTCGATGGCATTGCAACCAATAAGTTTTCAAATATTCTAATTCTTCCGGTGCCGATACCGAACTACTTTTTGGTACTGGTGCGCCCATCTTTTTTAAAGCATCAAGATGTTGTTTCTGTGTTACACCTTTTGAATCTTTCTTATTATTTTTTAACCAGTCCTCACAATGTCTTAAAAATTCTGTTACTTTTTTCTAAAAAAATTACCTCTATTAGATATGAACGTATCTAAATCATCCATAATATATGGTGTATTATAAAGCAGATCCTGTACTGCTTTTTGACTGAATGCTTTTGTGAAACTCCAATCTGCAACTACTTGCGATAGTAAATAAGCTGTGTCCCTATCTTTATCTTTATTCTCATCTTCAGGTATTGTTCCACTCAAAGATTGAGTAAGTCGCAATGCCATTCTCTCTTGTCTATTTCTACGCCATGGTGTAGACTCGATTCCACCAACCATCAACCATTGCCCAGAATCTTTACCATGTATATCTTTTAGGATAAATTTAACAAGAGTACCAGACCTAGTGTAAAAATCTTCAGGATCCATCACGAAAGTCTCCTTATAATCAAACTAGAATTGTCTATATTGCCAGTAGCTTGTGCTTCTAAACTTTGCACAATTGCTGTTTCTCCAGCTACTTCAGGGGAACCTGATGTATATTTAACTGTAGGAAAATCAAACATTATCGAACCACTGATACCTTCAAGAATCGCTATTAACTGAACTTCTGTTTCATCAATGAATTTTTGTAATAAATCAATACTACTAAAAAAAGTAGATATTGACAAAGTGTTATTAGCACGACCTTTTTCAATAAAAGCTACTGCAGCACTACCAATTTCAAATTGTGCAGATTGATTGTTATCGTTTGTTATACCTAAAGAACTGAAGAAACCAATAATAACACCATCTTGAAGAATTCTACTATCAAGAGAAGAAAATGCCTCAGTAGTTATTGCTGGGTCAAATGTTGAACCCGTCGGTGGAGTAGCACCTAACAACGTTAAATCTCTCCCCAATGTTGGAATTGTACCAGTAACCAAAGCATTAACAGCAATATCAAAAGTGAAACCTGTAGTTTCAACTCCAGTAACCAATTGATAATCCGCTGTACCATCACCATCAGGAAAATTACTTAAGACTGACATTGTACGCCTAATAGTACCAATTTCTAAAGTATCACCCACCACTATGTCAGTAGTTACTGTCGATTCATCTACTAAAATATCATCGGCAATACCCGAAGCCGTTATTACTGTTGCAGTAACCGCAGTTACTCTAAATGTTCCAGAATTATTCCCAGTCAAACTGGGAAACTTTATCATGTCACCAATCACAATAGATGTAGGTGACGTGGTAAAATCACCTGCCGACCTAGTAAACGTTTTACCTGCTGCAACCACAGTAATACTTAACGCAGATTCCCCTGTCCTAACAACCCACGTGCCACCTAGGGCAGCTTCTAAAAGATCATCATAGCTATCAGGCGACAACTCAACTGAAATTTCCCCGGCAACCTGTTTTGAACCTAAACGAACGCTTGTTGTATCCCTACCTCCATCTAATTCAGTTGAAACCAAAGCATCCCGTGTCAATTGAAGATTGCCCGATGTAAATCTAAACGGTAACCACGTTGGACTTGTAGGGGTAACATTACAGGTAGTTTCAAAAATATACCAATGAGTTACTACCGATCCCGTTTTGGGTTGCACACATGCCATATCTAAGGTACCCTATTAATATAACTAGACCAATCCACACTCAAATCTAAAATAGCCCAACCCTTATTTATTCGCAATGGACCACGACCGATATTACTAATTCTTACACAGGTGTCATTCCACTCAAAATTAACACCAGGTTTAAAAATCAAAGCTATTTCATCAGCTTTCCTGTTCAAAACAGCACTACCACTATCTTGTGGATAATACACACTTATTTGATAAATCCCCTCATGCAAAAATGTTCCTTCTGGACCTAGTTCTGATTGTATAGGTTGAATAGGTAAAATTGTACCAGCAAGAAACGGAGTTGAAATATCAGGCTCACCTGCCGTATTTTCAAGAAAAACCGGCAATCCACCAAAATCAGACATTTTCAACGGTACATCAAGAGCCTTTTGTATTTCCTCAAAACTCATTATCTTTCGATCATCTTCGTAATCATATGATGTATCCACCACGCTACTAGTCCAACAAAAATCACCAATGGTACAAATTCAACTGGTATATTTTCAGTATGATTACGATGAAGATAAAAAAGGAATCCCGTAAGGGCAAAAAACATGAAGATCATGGGGCGGCTACTTCAGAACCTAATACCTGCTCTGACTTAAATACTATCATTTCTAAAAACTCAAATGAAAATTGATGTCTATAAATAGATGGCATCTCAAATATACACCCTTTGAAATTAATCACCTCTTTTACTCCAGACATGATAATAATACTGAACGGGCGAGGACCACTCATCATCTTATACATTACATCAATAATCGGTGAATTATGCTTCAAATTAAATGTTAAAATTCTCACCTTCTCACCAATTACTACATAATCACCTACAATGAACTCCTCCGTCGATAACCCCTCAACTATCAACGTGTGCTGACCCTCACCCTGCATGCTTATGTGCATTGTAATCCCTCGCTTGTGCGAGAACCGCAAAGAGTCCAGACCCTGCGATCCTCGCATCCTCCATGTAAACCCATAATACATAGAGGATACTACCTGAAAATAGAGTTGCTGCTGTTCGTACACGTGCAGCAGCAACCTACACCACTATGTACAGAAGGAGTTCCGATCCATGGCACATAGTGGTATCCCTATTTTAGAAATAATACCAGCGAACATCTCAAATTTTACTATCTATACCGGTCAAAGCAAATTATTACTGACTTCGTATTTCGATCACAATCATAACATTTTCTTATCCTCTCTATCATCCAATTTTGGCAATATATATCTGCTTAGAAATTCATTCTAAATTGCGCACTTGCTGCATGAGAAACAAAATCCGACCGAGTGCTCAAATCATAATCAAAACTGAGAACGTAGACACCATCATCAGTTGAATAATCAATACCAGCTCCGATGATTCCACCTAACGCAGCTGGCTCCGGTCCACTCGTTGGGGCGACAGTAGTTCCTGTGCTCACCCAAGAAGAATTCACCTGTGCCTTCTCTTGCAAAACATCCCAATCAGCAATTAAACGGAGCTTCGGCGACAAAGTACCACCATCAAAAACCAACTTCTTGTTCAGTGTAACACCAGCTTTGATACCAAACAAGTCCATACTTTCAGGACTAACATTCAAAGCTCCGAACCCAGTTTCGGTGTACTCATCTGGATTTATATGCGAATATGCCAAAGTCACCTGAGGAGTGATCGCATACAATTCCATATCAATCGGCATCCCAGCTCCAACACTAGCTGAATACGTGCTGGTGTCATACTCGCCCGTCACCGGAACACCAAATCCAGTACGCTCTGTAGCACTAGATGAATGGGCATAAGCCATAGAGCCGTTTATGAAAAAATCATTCATATACAAGGTTCCGTACAAAGTACCTTGTATCTGGTCGGTGTCTGTTATCGATCTTGCTGTACTCTTCCCTTCAACATCAATATCAGCAAAACTTAGGGCTATTCCAACCATGAAATCGCTACTAACAATCTGGTCAATTCCTATCACGATACCATGAGCATCCGCATCATATCCAGCAACTCCATCGCGCATGTCCATCTCAGAATCAGATCCAAATGCTTTCAGCCATACACCCATGTTGAGAGAGGGATTGCCGGCATTGACACCAGAATGTTTCGACAATCCGTATTTCCCAGAACTGGCAACAATGGTGTTCTGATGGCTGGTTATCGTATTATTAACGACTGTTACCCCAGACATAGCTCCAGATAACGCAACACCAACATCAGGGTTTATCTTCTCATTAAAATGTTTGATGGACATTTTACCGTTATTAACGGCTTCTATGGCATCAACTACTTTCAGATTGATGCTTATTGCGTTATTGATTTTTGCAGTAGCTGATTCCAAAGCTTTACTGGCTGCTTTGATAGCCTTGTCATCACTATTTTTTATAGCCTCAATCAAATCAGCCTCAGCAGCTTCCATAGCCTCAATAGCCGTCTCAACACCAGCCATCTCACTTACAAAAGTTTTAGCAGCATCAAATTCAGCTTGAGTCAATACGTTGATGATACCTGCTTTTTTCAAAGCTTTTGCATCAGCCATCATCTCATCTGTTACTTCAGTCCGAGCTGCTGTGACAATGGCATCAAGAACATTTTGATCTGTTGCTACGTCCCGAGCTGCTGTGACAATGGCGGCATCGATCTCTTCTTGAGTGATTGAGCCATCATTGACTATCTGCTGATTTTCGTAAACTTCAACGACTTTCTGTGCTTGTGCCTCGGTGACCAAAATACTTTTTATATAAGCCTCAGCCCAATCAGTATCATTATTATCAATCAGAGCCGAAGCTTCGATTGCATTCTCTTCATTAATATTAACTCCCGTAACGAGGTTTTCATTAACTGTTAATAATTTCAGAATATTTGCACCATCACCGTTACCAAAATCATTGACGGAGACATTGTCCTCAACAGTAACTACAACAATCTCATTAATAAAATTGTCAGCATCCTCAAACTGTTTAACAGTTACCACGTCACGTTTAGCGGTATTTGCAGCAGCATCAATCTGAATCTGGTTTATTGCACCAGCAAAAACCAAATCCGAAGCAGCATCAATATCAACTTGACTTATCACATCAGCAGAAATCAAAGCCTCAGCCTTGGCAATATCGGCCAGTGTGACGTCTACGATGGGCCCAGCATCCCGTAGTGCTTCAGCAGCTGTAATGCGGTCAGAGGTGATCTCTTCGCCGTTGTTGCCATCTGGATCATCGTAGAATGCTATCTTGGTGTTTGCTTTGTGAGCTGCTTTAATGGCCTCGACCTGTGCCAATGTAAGATGCACAGCTGGACTATCCTCATACAAAGCACCTTCGGCGTAAGCCTCACTATTAAAACTCCGCTTCAGATTACCTACAACTTCTGCAGTGACAGGAACATCTACAGAATCAATCCCAAGAATCGCATCAATATTCTCATCAGGAATCGCATCAATACCCTCATCTGTTGACGCCACAGTCTCAACAGCCAACAATTCAGTCGCTGCATAATCGAAACCTGTTCCAAGGTCCACCAGATAAGAGGCCGCATCAACTTGAATCTGAGTAACTCCCTCAACATCAGCTTGAGTAAAGATTCTCTCACTACCAAGAACATCAACACTTGTCTTGAAATTAGACAAGACTTCTCGGAGTCGCTCAACTTCCGTAGTGGCAAGATCGACACTGGAGAAGGTAGCGGAACTGGTCCAATCATCCCTGGTGTCCAAAGACGTGTTGTACGCAGCAAGAGCATTTTTATACTCAGAAACTGCTGCATTGATGGAATCATCAACTGTATCGATTGTGATACCATCAACAGCACTTACGTACGCATCAAACGTTATCTCTGTCTTACCTTCAATAACACTCATCTCGTGGTTAGCTGCAATCGCCTTATCAAAAGCAATATCGGCCGTATTCAAGTGCTCGTTAACGGTGCTAAATTGAGCAGCAAAAGCAGCCGAAACATCACTGAAATCATCTCCAGCTATAGCAACAGTCACACCAGAACTCATAGACAACACACACGCGAGAAATAAAACCGACTTTTTCATAGTATTCATATAGTTACAATCTCTCATTTTCACTAGTAAAATTAACAACATCATGACTGTTGCTATAATACCATATATGTATCTGAGATGCAACATGATTAAACTCACAACCTATTCAACCTAGCAGCATTCTCATTGAAAATCCTGGAAAAGTTCCTTTCGGTAATTCTTACAACTCCTTGCGGAGCCTGTCGGGAAAAACCACCTACCGTCTTCGGGCCATCCCGATACCCACCAAATTCTATGGTCTCAGCATATGGAAGATTATTTGTTAACCAAAAAATACGTGCATTAGCTGCTTGATTAACTGTTTGCTCAATCTCCCGATTTACTTGATTCAATGGCCTAATAGCAGTTGTAACTTGTGTGGATGGAATTCCTATCGTCACAAACCAATTACCTCTAAACCTACCACCAGTAGCTGGTGATTCTTGTACTGGGGACGCACGTACTACTTGTCCAAAAATTTTAATAACAGTAATCCTGTAAGTCTCATCAGACAAATTAGTGAAATCAATTCTAAAATCTCTGATTTGACTTGCAAAACTAGCCATCAAGGTAACCGACTTCGATTGCTCGGTCTCTTTTTTAATCTATCCCATGACCTATTCCTGACTCCAAAATTGTCCCCATAAGAACTAGGGTTGCGTGTATCAATCTTCCCTGTGTAAGGATTAACATTACCTTGAGTACTCCAATTATTATTAATAGTACTATCCGAAGAAGATCGATAATGTCCCGGCACATAGGTACCATTCGATTTCATGTAACCATTCACCCAGGTATCAGCATGAGCAAAACTAGAAAACATTGTCAATGCCGACAATAAGAACATCCCAATAAATTTCATAAATCAACGCCTCAAATGTACAATATATAAAATCGTTCGATTTGTATAACGTGACAGATTAATACTAACAATTGAATATTTCAGCCCATCCAACAATACTTTATCACCCATTTTTGGCTCTATCGTACTATCTACTTTCAACAGTTGATCACCAGCTTGTATCACATTACCATTCGTACTAATTGCATTGGTATATTTCCTGCTAAAAGCAACTACAACACCCACTAAATTAAAAAATACTGCCGTTCCAGGTTCATTTTCACCAGTAGTAGGATTGAAACTAACAGAAATTTGCTCTAATTGAATGGAATCAACACCAACTGTTCGTTCATCAAACTTTGCCAAAAGCTTAAATGCTAAATTCTGAAATTTTAAAGCTAAACTCAACCTCTCATCCCTCGCATCACAAATCCTGCCGTTTCAAACAATGGATTTAGAGAATCGAGAACCCTAATGAGATTAAATGATCCTTCCATAGCCCTTGTATTAAAATATGAAACTTTTACAGCTCCTACGACTTCCTCTGATTGGACTACCTGACCGCTTACAGTTGGTTGTAACACTACACCAGTTGAAAATTCATATGCTGCAAATACTTGAGCATCAATAAGCTCTTGAGGAATCACATCAGTATCAAGTACAAAATCATCAATACAAACCCCTATACGCGGCCATTGCAAAGGTTGATTCCGTTCTGTTTTTTGACCTTTGTATTTTGCTCTAAATGCCTCAATATAAGTCATGCTATTTAATAATTGTTGTTCTGCAGTGACATCGTTAGCATCTAAATCTTGACCTAGAAAATTCAATATTACCCGTGCATCAATCACCGATACATAACTATTCGCATTTGGAATATTTGATCCATCCTCAACTATAATACTCATGAATAAAAATCCGGTTCTTTATTTAAAGTAGAATCTCGATCAACTTTAAAATGTGCATCAAGATTTAGACCAAACGCATTACCAGTGAATGTGTCATTAGCATGCGCCGCATCCCGAAAAACTCTAGCAAGTATCAGCATATCTGGTTCTGCATTAGGTACAGTTACCCCAGGATCCGAAAATTCAGCTAACATATGCTGATGAATGATACCAGGCGCAACTTGCTCAATAAATATAGTTGTTGTATTTGGAAACGCATCTTGACCATGCCCACGTGAAGCAGAAAACTCAATGCCCCATCGCACAGTACCAGTATCTGTATTATCTGGAGCCCAATGGACATGTGGAAAAAATGCTGTCCCTATAGCATAATCATGATTGATATGAAAAGACGTCCATAATTCATTTAAAGTAGATGGGGCAAAAGAAAACGCATAAACTCCGCTTGAACTAGCACCATCATTAACAACCATAGTCCAGGTTGGTTGATTAGGACCAGTAACTCTAGCATTGGAAAAACTACCTAATATATCTCGCCAACCTGGAGAATGTTTAAATAACTGACCCGTAGTTTCAAGATTACTATTGATCGTTTGATCAATAGTTTCTACAGTGTTAAGATTCGAATCAATAGCATTCGTTGACACAATTCTTCGATCTGCAGGTGTTATTTCACCTGTAGTATTATCAGGATTCAAATCATTTATCTGAGAGATACTGTCTGCTTTGTTAAGTGCCATTAGGTTTTTGCATCATTAGTGGTGGTGGTGGAACCGAGACCAACTGTGAAGCATGAATCCCAGGTGATAACACTTTATTTAATTCCCTTGGCACATGCAGTTGTTCTGCTTGAATCACAGTCTCAGGATTATAATCAACCCATACAGTCATAATGTCAGCATTAAAATCAGTTACATTAATTATGACCTTTTGACCTTTGACATTTACTTCCATCGTTGGACATTTCATGATGATTATCCTAATAGTGTACCAGTATGTTCAGGTTTAATATTTTTAACTCCCCATGCTGTAGCAATTTCCCATTGCACCATCTTGTAACCTAAATACAACGCAACTTCAAAAACCAATCCATTTCGAGGATCTGTAACTGTCATCCGATCCACAGCTAGATCTTGGCCACCTACCAAAGCAGGCAAACGATTCAACAAAATCACAGCAGAACGACTAAAAAACGAATTTTGAACCCCAGTTGCACCAACTGTCAACGCTACCGCAGAAGTTGGTAATGCAATACGTAATCCAGGAGCAGCAATAGTCAATACCCCAGGAGCAGCAAGGCCAGTAGTAACAATATATTTGTTTGTATCACCAGCAAAGGTTACAGCATCACCAGTAACAATCGTATCCGCTCCAGTAATCAAAGTGATATCCGTTTCTCCAATAGCGTATCCAGAGGCATCACTTGTATAACTAGTACCTGTACCCTTGGTAGTTTCCTGAACTCCAGCCGATTCTCGAATAGCAAAACCATTCAGATCCAACAACGTACCACTACGCAAAGTCTCAGTTGTACCAGCCTCGTTAGCCTTCGTCAGTTGAGTATTCTTGCGTATTTGAGCCCCCGCCGTTGAATCAATGACCATTTGTAAGTCAGTCAAAGGAGCCCCATTGTCAATCATAATCTTACGAGAATCAGCAGACTCATCAATTTTGTTGTTAAATGGAGTAGTACCCGCAACACCACTAGCGCGACTTGCAGTATCTTTTATCTCAACTGCCAAATCAACATCTATCTCATTGCGGAGTGTCCGCATAGCTTGCAATACTTCATCATCCAGAATTGATTGCTGGCCTATCCCTGGAGGATCTAATGACAATGTTTCTTCACCTCGCCAAGGCAATTTCACCGCGCGAGACTTAGTAATCGTCATGTTAACAGGGTCCATCACAATCCCTGCTGCCTCCGTAACGGTCATTGCGGGTACAATGTCAACAGCAGAAATAGTTGGAGTTCGGTTGACTGTAACCGTTTGACCCAAAGCTACCCTTGACGCTCTAGCATCACGTGAAACAGCTGGAGCATATCCAACCGCTTCTGCTGAAATTACATCAAGAGCACGATATATTACCGGGATTAACCCAGTGAGTGTATTTGCAGACATAATAACCCTCTAATTTTGATCGACAAAACCACCACCATCACGAACAAATTTTGCAACTTCTACTGGTGCCATGGATTTAAATTGTTCTCGACTTTTTGTTTTTCCTGTAGCTTCACCATGGTTACCAATACTACCAGGGGAACCACCGCCACTAGCTCTATTTGCAACCAAATGATTGCTATAACCTTTATCAAGTCTTATCTCATCCAAAACTTGAAGGCCTGTTTTCCCTGTCAATTCAGAACCATCAATCTCAACAATGTTATTATTTCTAACAGTCAAACGAGACGCTATTTTGGCTGTTATAGCATCTCGCACCAAAGAATCAGGGACAACCTGCTTATTAACAAATTCAGTAACAAAGCTACTAACAATTTGTGCCTGTTCAGCCTCAAACCGAGTTTTCTCATCATTAAGGATTCGTTGCTCTAAATCCTGAGTCTTTTTATCCCGGTCAGCCAAAAGCTTTTTCATTCCATCAAGATTAGTTACGTTGTTAAGCTCAATCTCATCTTTATCTTTCTGACTTTTTTTTATCGCATCTGCTCTTTCTTTTTTCATCTTGTCTTGTCCAATCAACAAATCATCACGATCCTTTGTTAACTTGGAAACAGCATCATCATGATGTTTTTTGATTCGTGTTCTTTGCTCATCTGTTAATCCTTCAACACTTGAAAAAGTCAAATCAATACTCCTCATTGTAAATATTCAATACTTCTTCTTCTTCAAATTCAATATTTTTAACTCGCTTAAGTTTCCCGCCGTCATTCACATCATTTGCATAAAAATCACCATTCACTACAAAATCGTCACAATTAAAATCCGAAATCCACAATTTTGCAATTGTTCTATCATTTGGCAAAACAACTATTTCTAATTTAGCAATACCATCAATAGTCTCACCGTTATGGGTAATTTTTGCATCCGCACCTGTCAAACCAATTTTAATGTCTATATTCATATTTGCTCACTTCATAAATATTAAAATGATTAGTCTTGCAACGTATATTTTTCATAGAGATGGTAAAAGACACACCTGTAAAGCGACAAACCCTAATGAAATGCAAGACTAACCATTTGAATATTTAGAGATGGTCCCACCAGAGGTAAAATGTCATGAGCAACCGGTCGAGTAGCAACTTGACGATAGAACCTTCTCTAAATATTTAAAGTATGTGAGAAAGTAAAATTAGAGATTCCTCCTTATATAGAAAGTTACTAACCTACAAGCTATTTCTAAAATTAAAAAGAAAAATCTCCAACTTTACTTTCTCAAACATTCGCTTGTTCAAACACTTCAGGACGTTTTGCCCGCATTTCATCAAGCGTCAAAGGCTTGAAATTCTTATCCAGACTCAATCGAGCAAATTCATCAACTGTTAAACCCCCGTTTCTTAACAATTTTCCCCTAGTTGGGCCAATTACAGAATTCTGAAAAGCAGCGGATTGCGTTTTTAACCACTGGTAGTATGTCATATCCGCAGATACTTGTCCAATCTTTTCCTCACCAACTGCTGGACGCTTCGCATCCACATCTAAAAAATCAAATCGCTCATCCAGGACAGCAACCGTTGTTGATCTACAATTTACATGTATAGGAGGCAATGGACCTTTCCCAATCTTAAATTCTTGACCGTCCAATCCTCTGCATTGTGAAGTTGTGCGACTATCTAATGTAGAAACCCACTCATACCCTTTCACCACATCATCATTTTCTTTCATTACATCAGTACGCGCAACACTAGCCACATGTTGGACAGCCGTACGAACAATGGCCGCATTATCACGATTTATTCTTACTAATTCCCCATTTTTAAATTTTTGCTGTTTAGTACCTCTAATGGCTATAACCATTTGATTTGTAGTTCTACCCTGTGCAAATCCTTGCTGAACTATGTTGTTCACACGATTAATACTCGTTTCGGCCCAATCTTTAATAAAAGGCTGTAACAAAGATTTACCTGTTAGCCCTTGCACCGACAAGGGTACTACCCTGGCAGATACTAGTAGCTGAGATGATGCAGGTATGACTGATTCAAAATTTCTAACTGTTTTATCCAACGCCTCAGATTCAAACTCAGCTTGATCAATAGTGATCTCTTCTAAATCAGATCTTAATAAATCAACATATTCTAGATAAATAACATTTTGAATCTTTGTTAAATCAGAAATTAAAATTTGCAATCTGCGCTTACTAATAATTGTCTCACCTTCGAATCTCAATCTATTAGTAACATCAACAGATAATTCTCGCAAAAATTTTGCAAACTTCTTATGTTCACCTTGTTTTAATCCTTCAAGCAGAACTTGATTTCTAATTTCAATGTTTTTTAATTGTTCCTGTACAATTGCCATTAACCATGCCCACCTAAAAAATATATGAAGACATCACATCAACAAGATCAACAAGATCACTATGATCCATATGTGTTGATCTCAACAATACATTATATTCATAAAACATCCAAAAAATCAATATACCAATCAAAACAAACACCAACCTATTTTTTCGACCTTTATAATACCCTGAAGCCATTAGCATTATCAACATCAAAGTTATCAAACTAACTATACTATAAATTAATATATCCATTATACTCATCTCATCATCACCAAAAGAAAGGACTAACTATAACCCAGCATAATTCAAATAAAATAATATACCAAATAAACTTCTTTATACTACACCACATCAGCTAAATCAATAGTAGATAATTCACCATTAACTTCTTCTTGCAATTCATCTAACTTTTCATCAATTGAAATCACTTTAGATATTTGTAATTGTTCTCTCGCAATTCTAGCAGGATATAACCCAGATTGCCATTCCACAATTATCTGCTGTCTCTCTTGAGGAGATAATTTGATGTCAAAGAAATTACTATTTAACTGATACTCCCCATCAAAATCAACATTCAAAAATCTAGCTACCCAATTCAACGATTTAGTATACCCATTGGAAACATTTGTTCCAATGACCGCCAACATTGATGTATCCGCTGCCCTTTTGGTTCTAACCGCTTCTGCTGTCTCCGTACCTCCAGAATCCGAAATCAATTGTGCCCCAAGTGCTATCATTTGTTGTTCTTTGTTTTTAGCTAAATCATTCGCTAATACATTCGGACTAGGTTGTACAAATTCAAACTTGCCACCCGTCCCTGTTACTATAATTGATGATTCCCCAAACTTCTGAACTGTCGAAGTTTTGTTATTTGGATTAGCTAATACATTTTTATAATTATCATCAGCTATATGAGGTGTTGCAGCAGACAATTGAAATGAACTATGCTCTAAATCTGCACCATTTCTATAATGTCCAATATTGATCCTAGCTACAGATTCCAACGGCAACGGATCTACTGATAAATCATTATTCTCTGAACCAATGACCACGAATGGAATTTCATCGAAGACATTTCCTGCACCATCCAAAATTTCAAATTCTTCTTCCGGTTCATCTTCACCCTCAATCCATAACTGTTGAGTATATTTATTATCCGTTAAACGTAAAATTCTAAAACGTTTCTTAATCTCTTTTTTAATCCTCATTTCATCAACAAAATGTGTAAATGTTTCCGTTAATACTATTAAATTGGGTTTGGTTAACCCATTGATAGCTGATTCATCCCAATCAATAATATCTAATACTCTATATCGCTTAACAAATGGCCTTAAACCATTGGAGACATCAGCAACCGTCGTAACACCACCACCTTCTTTAATCGGCATGTCAGTCAACAACCCATGTCGCCCAACCTGAATCACTTCTGAAGACACAGCATGTGATTGTTGATTTATCCCCATACCATTTCCATCAATATCAATTTCAACATATTCCATCATACTCGGTAATTCTGGGATAATCGGATCTATTCGATATAACATACCCAGAAGACCAACTAATGTTCTGCCCGTTGCATTATAAAATACTGCTGATTTACGATAACTCGCATTCAATCGCCTATTATATTCTGATGTGTCAAGAGAATTAATAACTCTTAAATATGTTCCTGGCTTTTCATTATCTCTTTTTTTCAGTAAAAATTCTCCGCCAACCACATCATATACCAATTGTACACGGGGGAGATTTTCCTGATATTCTTCATTTGGTGTGATTTCGTGCCATTTCATTTCAAACTCCTAAATTGACAACTGGTAACCTATAATTGTCTTTGGTTTATTAATTGGATACATTTGATTAATAAAATATCCTCCAGCATCAAGCATATGATCATTACCACTTGTTTTATCTGGTAATCCTGACTTATCATAATTTTGTTGTTCAAGGTTCTTTGTATATTCTGGACATTTAATAGTATTAACCTTATATCGACGTTTGCCATCAACTGTTAAAAACAATCTTTTCATTGCTTGCACACGATCTTTAATACGAGGATTCAAACTATCATAGACACAAGCATAACCCGCCATATCTATTTCTGCAATATCCGAAATAGAAGCATTAACACTTTTTCTACTTGTACCCGATGCATCAGGATAAACAGATATTCTATAGCCTTGATAACGCTCTTTTAAAATAGCTATCATAGCTGGGGTATCATAAGCTCCAACTATCTCATCCACTGCTACAGGATTATTATTATCTCCAACCACGTGAACTACCGCAGACATATTTGTAACATTGAAATCCATTCCAATATGCAAATGTTGATTAGGTTGAATAATCACATTAGAATGATTCAATATCCTATCAAACATATTATAAACAGACCCACTTGTCAAATTAACAAACTGACCATTTATATAGGCGTTAACTAACTCAGGTGAATATGTTTCCTCTAATGTTGAAATGTAATCACCTGGTAAATACTTAGCATTCTCATAAGTACTAGCCTGAACCATTGAATATGATTTCGTTGGATTATCAGCAAATAAATTATAAACATGCTTGAAACCTTCTGGTGTTGTCGTAACCCCTATAACTGTTTTATGTTCAATAGACCCACGTCTTCTAGCTATTATCTTATTCCAAACCTTACTTTGTTTTTCTATATTAGGTAACAAATCAATTTCATCAACAAGAGCCCGTGAAAATTTAAAACCTACAATGGAACTAGGATTATCCATAGATCTACAAATGATACTACCATAATAATATGGGCCTCTAAATAAATCAACCTCTCTATTTGCCACCTTAATATTGCACGTAAATCCCAAGATTCTTCCCGCCTCCTCAATCGTCGGATAAAAGACATCCCTTATATTGCCATATGTAGGTCCAAAGTAGGCCATAATCACACGTGGGTGGACTGAAGCGAAGTTCAGAAGATCCAGACAACCAACAAACGTCTTACCGCTCCCATATCCACCTACATAAGCTTTAAACGGTGTAGTTAATTCAGTCAAGTAGATACTCTGAGGATAACTCACAGAGGGATTAATTATATCAAAAATTGAACTACCCATTTCTATTCACCAATTGTCATCTTGACATCTTTAACAGGCGGAGCTACAACGTAGCTAATGCTCAAAGATGGTGCCGGTGCTGCATCGTCATGCTTCCCCTTCACCAACTCCGCCTCTGGCTTCCACTCATCAGGTCTTCTATTATACAACCATAGCTTAATAGCTGCAACATTCGGAGCTACCTTTTTTTTAGTTCTAATAATCCTAACATTGTCATATTCATCAACATTTTTAGTTCTAGTCCTCTCAGTATAACCTGTTGCTACCTGATACAACGAACGGACTACATTTGAATCATATTCATCTTTAGTAAAATCAAGTGCATCTGAAAAATCTGGATACATAGTCTTCCAAAGATAAAGCGAACTTACATTAATTTCGTAGAATTTCGCAACTTCTTCATGGGTATAGCCCATGATGATCAAATTGCGTGTCTGTTCAATCATCGACTTCTTATAGAGAGTCGGTCTACCTTTCTTCTTGTGCTTCCTTCTCAATTTTGGGCTCATTATCTTAACCTCTAATATGAATTCATATTATATTTAGAGATCAATATAAATCAAACAAAATAGAATGTAAAGTTTAATCACATTGGATATATACAATAGGTATGTTGCGAGGTGGCTATCAGAATTCCTGAATGTCTAACATCCGTTAACACCTAAACATTAGCACTCCTTAACATTTAGACAATTAAGCATTAGCACTCCTTAACGTTGATTCCACAGCATCAAGGTTGATCTCATAGCATCGAAACAGGTTAAAAACTCAAGAACGGCATAGGTTGCCACAGGTTTGCCACAGGTTTGCCACAGGTTTGCCACAGGTTTTGTGAAAATCTAAAATCCCAAAATTCCCACAAAAATCAATGACTTGGACGCTTCTTTTTTTAAATGCCACAGGTGCCACAGGTTTTTTTTGTACCTTTTCTTATAAAAAAAGACAAAAAAATAAAAGATAGTAAGTTATAGTAAATTATAATAAGTAGTAGATGTATATATAGGAAAGGTAGGAAAAACCTGTGGCACCTGTGGCATTGATATTTTCTTCAAGTTTAAGATGTTGTAATTATTGGAATTTTGTCGCCACAGGTTTGGAAATCAAACCTGTGGCAAACCTGTGGCAAACCTGTGGCAAACCTGTGGCAGTCGATTTTGGCTACAATCAAGATACATATGTGAAAGAATTCTTTACGTTGACATAAACCTTCATTCAAGGTAAGATGGTGTCAATTTAATTCACCAAACTTTAGAGGTACTTATGAACATTTTAGATTCACAGATAACCAGTAGGGTAAACAAGGAAATATTGAGTAAATTCAGACACATAGCGTCGGAATTGGACAAGAGACCGCAGCAACTACTCAGAGAATTAATTGCAGCGGTCGTAGACGATAGGATCAAGATAGCTCCGACAAAACATAAATATCACAAGAACATATATTCTTGATAACATGTTGCAATCGTTGAGATTTAGGCGTAATAATTCCAACATAATCAAGGTTGAAACCAATGCAGACGATGGCCCAGATTCGAGCAGCGGGGTTGGTATGTTTTCCCTGTAATGCAGATAAGAGTCCACGAGTGAAAAATTGGAAGGATTCAAGTACTTACATAGGGAGAGCAGATACGCAGATCGGAGGGTTAGCGGTACCGCCAAATGTGGTAATCATTGATTTAGATTTGCATAAGGGTATTACGCGAGCGGATGCAGCCAAGATACTAGGATGCACGATACCTTGGGACGAGACGTTGATACAGCGCACGAAGAATGGAGGTGAGCATCATGCGTTTAGGATTAATTTTGAGACATCACAAAGATCTGGAGATCCTATAAAAGGATTTGACACCAGGGTTGGAGGTAAGGGGTACATATGTTTTGGGCAAGGCTATACCCCTGATGGGGAAGGCATTTTGAGGTTAGCTGATGTTGCTTCGTTGCCTGAGTTGCCAGTGGAGGCACGTGCGGTACTGGAGGATAAGAAGGTTGGACCTATCAAGAAGTTTAGCGGTCCAGATATTGAGATTGACGACAAGAACCTGATTAGCGCGTTGAAGAGCATAGATCCGCATGATGGTCGTACCACCTGGATACAGGTTGGAATGGGCTTACAGGCGGAATTTGGGGACACTAAGAGTGCATTTGAGTTATTTGATAGGTGGAGTCGAGGTGATTTGTGGGAGACGGTAGGGATTCCGAAGAATTACAAGGAGTCTACGCAACACCAGCAGTGGCAGTCGTTCTCATCTACTGGGAACACGAAGATAGGAACGATATATCATCTGGCGAAGAATGCAGGATGGAAGTGGGTGAAAGAACCGCTGAAGATTGAGAAAATTTCAGAAGGGCTTGGTCCTTCGGTTCCGTTGCCACGATCAAAGTTTGATTTTGGTATTGAGATTATCCATGTGGATAAGATTCCGATAAGTGAGATACCTCCGTGTCCTGATGGTTCTGATGGTAAGCCCCGGACATATTCACAGGATGCGGCGGCATGTTTGATATTGGGAGGTAAGTATCGCGGTCGAATTATGGACATTAACAATAGTATAAGATGGTGGTCGGGTCGGGAATGGGAGCCGATGAGTGAGCAGAATTTAAGATATTTCATAATAAAGTCGTTACCACCTGGAAAATACCGTAATCGTGCTTATTATTCTGGAGTTTATGAGATATTATTAGTCAATTTGCCACCTTCACGGGAGGGTAGGTATGATAAGCATGTATATTTTAGGAATGGATATGTAGATTTATCAAAAAACGAATTCAAACCACATAGGATGGAGAATTTAAATCTAGGTACTCTTGCGGTAGATTATGATGAACAGTCGAACCTCAACACGCCTGAGTGGGAGAAGTTTTTAGTATCGATATTTGGATCATTGACTGATGAGAGGGTGGTATTGTTACAGGAGGTATTTGGATGGTTGATGATCATACATAATTTAGGTATTGAGAAGTATATCGCGCTAACAGGGGTAACCAGGGCAGGTAAGGGGGTGGTATTAAGGATTTTGATGGCGATACTTGGTAGGATTTTTTGTGGACCTATCAATTTTAGTTTGTTGGGAACGGTACAGGGGCATTCTACATTGTGGAGGTATAATGTAGTTTGTGATTCGGAGGCGAAGATGCCTAAGAGAGATGAACGTATGCAGGCGTTAGATACGTTGCAGAAGGTGACATCGAATGAGGTGTTGAGTTCGCGGCGATATTATGAAAATGACAATTTGGAAGGTATGGTAAATACCAAGTTAATTTTGGCGTGCAATAGATTCCCTGTGTTCTCAGATGACAGTGGAGCATCTGCGAGCCGCGTTGTACCGATAGTGTTTGATAGAAGTTTTTTAGGTAAGGAAGATACGCATTTGGTAGAGAGGTTGAAGAAGGAGATAGTCGGAATTTCGCATTGGTCACTTGCAGGGTTGCGTAGATTGTTGTTGAACGGTGGGAAGTTTACGCTACCGGAATCGACTATGCAAGCGGTAGATGATTTACTAATGTCAACAAAGATATTGAGTGGTTATGTTGAGGATGAAGTTGTATTTCATCCAGATGCTATGGTTTTTATTGCAGATTTATATAAAGTGCATGGGGTTCATTGTGAAAAGACGGGTGCTAAGAAAATGAGTCAGATTGTATTCAGTAAAGCGTTGAAAGATACGTTACTTGGTCGTGGTCTTAAATGGACAACAATTCGTATTGGTAAAATCAAAAAGCGTGGGGTTGTTGGAATTAGATTGAGGAATCCAATAGGGATGGATATACCGGCATCACCAATACCTATGTAGATGCCGGTATAAATATCAATTCAGAATATCTGTAATGGGTGTATTTAGAATTTTCTTGTTATTAGTCTTTTTGGCGAATGTAATAACAAGTTCCCGAATCTTCATAATTCCGCCAAAGTGATGTTTAACAAGTGATTTACTACAGTTTGCCTCTCTAGCTATATCAATAAGAGTCATTCTAAACAATCCTTTTTCATGGACACAGCGAAGAATACAAGCGAAAAGCAAATCACGGCGTTCGTGTTGAGACATATACTTATTTTCTGTAAACATTATGGAATTCCTCTTGATTTTTAACAAAACTACCTATCCCTGAGTTTTGTTTAACAATATTGATGAAATTTTGTTGGGCTTGGTCATTTTTATTTTTGAAATCAAATTTCCAATCAGGGTTTTTAATTTCAAGGGCTGTAAACACACCATAGGTATGACCACATGGGCACTTTATAGGTGTTATACCTATTAGATCGGAACTTTTAAATACGGTATTGATTTGATGTGAATCATTACCGAGTCCAAAACGTATGGGTGTTCCAGTAGTTGGATTTGGTAGCGTTCCTGAATTATTTCGCATAAGAAAAGAGTTAAATTTGGATAAGGAATGAATTCTTATCCATGATAGTAGCTGTCGTTCTGTCATGATGTCACCTTTTGTAACTTCGTAATTATTTGATCCAATTTATTACCACCTAATGATTGAGCTTCTAAAATACTAACACCTGTGAGAGTATAGAAAATCCTATAAATCTGACTATCTGAATTACCTATGAATTTTAGATTGCCCGCCCATTGAGTAATCATATCACGTAGTATATTTTGTTTGTCTCTTCGAACCCTTTGTTTTTTCAAAGCTGATAATCTTATTATTTCTCCTTTGTTTCTTGGTGGTGGAGGTGGATTGTCAATTCTTTGTCTTTTTTTTCTTAATTCTTTTATTGAATCGATATGTAATTCTGTTAAATCCCCTTGTATTTGTTTAATTGTGGGCCTAGTATCCTTTGTTTTAGTAGCACCGCAATATGGGCATTCAGATAATTGAGAATCATATGGGGAGAAACACTCCATACATATGGTTATTCCTAGGAAAAGATCATGATTTGTTTTTTTTCTTTTTGATTCGAGACTCCATTGTCTAAACATATCTGGAAGTCCATGTCGCATAACATTTCCAACATGATCGAGAATTATTGCATTTTTTTTATTTTCTGCAATTCGTAAACCTCGACCAAATTGTTGCATATAGAGATTTAATGATGCGGTCGGTCTTAAAAAACTAATACATCCGACACTAGGTAAGTCGTATCCTTCACCAAAAACATCAACATTTACTAATTGGAGTAAATTTCCTGATTTTAATCTTTTTGATGCATTTACCCTATCTCTAATGGGTGTTTTTGCAGTGACCAACATTGCAGGTATACCTGCACTATTATATTTTTTAGTTGCAATTTTTGCTGATTCTACATTAGCACAAAATGTTAACCCTCTTCTACCATCGGCATATCTTAGGTAATGTTTAATTGCGTCCCCTGTGATTGTTGATTGTTCAATAGCTTTTGCTAATTGTGCCCTTATAAAATCTCCAGAATTGGTAAGAGCAACCTTTGATAAATCTAGATTTGATGGTGGGCAAAAAATTCTATATGGTGTCAAAAATCCCATATCGGTTAAGTCTACCAATGATGGTCCAATAAGCATAGTATTGAAAAGACCATCATTGGTAGATCCAAGACCATATTTGTCTTGTCTAGTTGGTGTAGCAGTAACGCCAAGTCCATTGGCATTAGAAAATGATTGGAGTACTTTACCCCATTTATTTTTCTTCAATACATGATGAGCTTCGTCAATGATCCACATTTTAATTTTTTTAGCCCATTGTTGATAGTCAACTTTGTCAAGACGCCTTAATAAAGTATCGACACCTGCGATAGTTGTTGTTGAATAAGGATCGATATATGATTTTTGAAAATTTTCGATTTGAAGTGTTGAGAATTCTTTAATGAGACTATTGGATGTGAGTATGTTGTGTCCTATCCCTATTGCTGCAAGGCTGAGAGAGATTTGACCGATTAATTCTTGTCGATGAGCAATAATGACTTGATGTTGAGTTGTATTATCAGCAATGATTGATGATAATACAATAGTTTTGCCGCCTCCCGTTGGCAATACGTACAGTACAGCTTTATTTCCTGAGTGCCAAGACTGATAAATCCTATGTTTATCATTAAGTTGGAACGATCTTAATTTCATAATTTATAAAAATCCTCTGTTTAAATTATTTTTTCTTGACTTGAAGAACAATATAAGCTAAAACTTAAACCCAGTCAAGAGGGATTCTTGGAAAAGTCACTTGATTGGGTTTAAATAGCACGGGGAAGTGCGGAGTGGCCGCACGGTGTATCCGCAACTGCATACCGCCAACCTTTCTAACACAGTATAGGCTAGGGCGCGGACTGGAAAGCATTGCAATGGCGGGGATCACATCCCGCTCCCTGGTTTAAGCCTTTGGATGAGTAGATTGATATGGAGGGCCTTGTGGACGGTATCACCGTGACACATTTAAGTTCCCGGTCTACTCATCCTCTCCTCGTATTGCTAGATATTGGAAGGTAGACCATAGTGAAAGAGGGAAACACTTGTGATTAGACATTTCGAAGGGGTCCCCTGTGATTTCGAAGGCGCGTTGTTTTATCGTGTCAGGTACAATCTTGGAAGGGGTGTTTTTGGGGATGGATTGTATCTGTATGCACAAGGATCTAGTGGTTTTTTGTATCGGTTTTGTTGAGCACAGAGGGGAGAAAAGACCTTGGCGAGTTTATCTTGGGCCTTTTCATAAGAAGGGTCAGAAAGACACTCGTTATTTCAAGAGTTTTAGAAGTGCTGCGAGATATTTTCGGGAGTTGGGGCGAAAGGCTTTGTTTTCTTCAAGAGTAAAGACATATTTATAATTTTAAAGGGAAAAGAAATGAAAATCACATTTGATCCATCCAACTTAGATGATTGGTTAGCTGTACAAGAGATTATGGAGTTAACATCAGTACTTGAATCAGTACCTACAGCTGCATCAGCAATGCAACCACCTACAGCTGCATCAGCAATGCAAGTTGTTGTACCGATACAGACGGCAGTACCAATGGTGCCATGTGATGCTAGTGGTGCGCCATGGAATCCACGATTTCACACAGATAGCAAAAACAAGACTAATAAAGGATTTTGGAAAAGAAGGAAAGGGGCATCTGTAGAAGAATATGATGCGTTTGCGAAATCATTTACAACTATAACAATACCGGCTCCACCTGCATCCATAGCTCCACCTGCATCCATAGCTCCACCTGCATCCATAGCTCCACCTGCATCCATAGCTCCACCTGCATCCATAGCTCCACCTGCATCCATAGCTCCACCTGCATCC